AATTTTTGGGTGAGATCTAATTTAAACATGTGTACAGAATATATCAAGCAATCTTTTTATAATTGTTTTCTTGACAGTTTTTTCGTGTTATGAAAGAGGCAGAAAAAAGAATGAAAAATTATCTAAAAACTCTTTTATATCAACCATCTAATTATAAAAATATCGGCGTTCATTATGGCGAAAACAAAGCTATTTGTATTGAACGTAAATCTTCAGCATTTATTTCGGAAGGACAAATAGATATTTTTTGTGAACAGCCAGATAAAAAAACTCTTCATTATAACATAGATGTTAAAGAGCCTGTTGAATTAAAAAACGAAACTTCAAAAAAAATATTTGTTAAATTGGATGAATCTATATTAATGCCAAATAGACCTGGTGATTATACCCTCCATATTAAAAATGGAATTTTAGATCAATGACTTTAGATGATCATTATTATTATTTTACAGCGCAAATTTCTGAAAAAGTATGTAATGATATTATAAAGCTAGGTGTAAATAATGATTTAATGAAAGGAACAGTTTATCTTGATAAGGATAAAACTGATCAACCACAAAAAACAGAATTAGAAGAAAAAATGAGAACATCTAAAGTTTGTTTTCTTTCTGATGAGTGGATTTATGATATAATTCATCCATTAATTGCTGAAGCAAATAAAAGAACAACATGGAATTTTGAATATACTCATACAGAACCTATGCAGTTTACTCAATACGGTTTAAATGAATTTTATGATTGGCATCAAGATAGTACACCTTTTCCCTTTAAAGATGTTCACCCAAATTTTGAAGGTAAAATTAGAAAGCTTAGCTCTATTATTAACTTATCAAAACCAAGTGATTATGAAGGAGGAGATTTAGAATTTGATTTTAGAAATTTAACTAAAGAAAGTTCAAATATTAAAGTATGTGATCAAATAAAAGAACAGGGATCTATTGTTGTTTTTCCATCCTTTATTCACCACCGTGTCACACCCATTACTAAAGGAACAAGACATAGTTTAGTAAGCTGGACAGTAGGCTATCCATGGAAATAATTAATGCCTGATTTTATTTATTCTAATTTCGTAAAAGATAAAACTTTGCCAGAAAGAATAAAAGATTATTTTTATAAAAATCCTGACTACCATAGAAAAGGAGCAGGTTATCAAATAGAAAAAGGACTTAACGAAGATAAAAATATTAAAGACAGTACAGATATATGTTTTACTTTAGATAAGTCAGTAAACATTGATGTTGTATCTGATTTATTAAAAGAATTACAAGTTGTTTTAGAAGAATATATGCAAAAATATCCATGGTGTAATAAGGGAGATCCCTTTACAATTAATACATTTAATATTCAAAATTATAAACCTAGTAAAGGATTTTACGAATGGCATTGTGAAAGACTTACAAGTTTTGGTCCTATTAAAAATCGTCACTTAGTATGGATGATGTACTGTGATGACCTTGAAGATGAAGGCGGTACAGAATTTTTACATCAAGATTATATTTCTAAATCGGAAAAAGGAAAAATTTTAATTTGGCCAGCTGATTGGACTTTTACACATAAAGGACAATTTTGCACAAAAGAAAAAACAATAATCACGGGGTGGTATGACTTTTACCAAAAATAATTATGAATAAAAATATTAAAATTATAGACAATTTTTTATCAGAGGATGAACTTACAAAACTTCAATCACATATACTGTCCAACGAGTTTCCTTGGTTTTATCACGATCAAGTAGTTGGTAATGAAGTGGGGGAAAAAGAAAGCCCTGATAACTTTCAATTTGTTCACAACATTTATTATTTAAATAAACCAAACAGCTCAATTTATCCACAATTTATTGAACCCATGTTTGTAAAAAAATTAGAAAGACAATTAAATTTGGGAGCTTTAATAAGAATAAAGTCAAATTTAACTCTTAAAACAAAAACTATAAATGAAATTCTTCCTTATCATTGGGATTTTTCTGAACCACAATTTAAAAAAAGTTTTACAGCTGTTTATTATTTAAACACGAATAACGGATATACAAAGTTTGAAGATGGAACTAAAATAGAAAGTGTAGAAAATAAATTTGTTATTTTTCCAACTTATTTAAAACACACAAATGCTACACCTTCAAATACAAAAACTAGAGTAGTTATTGTTTTTAATTTTTTTTAGGTAACTTCGTCCCAAGATGTGGTATCTTCATTCCAAACGTAATATTTACCATCATCAGGATATGATACAGGAGCATCATAAACACATGTAGTTGTATTAAGAACCCATGATGCAAAAGGTTTTGGCGGAATAAATGCATCTCTAGCTGCATCATATGTACCACCTGCTTCTGCATAATTTTTTCTTAGTGCTTTGCTTTGATCAGATGATTCCGTTACACCATCATTTTCATAATGTTTTCCAGATCTTGTGTTAAAAGATGTTTTTTTCCATGTAACACCACCAGAAACTCCTTGATTATTAAAATTTGCATTAAGCCAAGATACAATTCCAGCTTCACCTAAAGATGTTTCTTGATCGTTATCAATAACATTTACTTCTAAAACAATATTATCTTTATCTAATTTTGCGTAGTGTGCCATTATTGTACCTTATAAGCAATTATAACAACACCTGAACCGCCAGAAGCGGATGTACTATTATAGTTATGTGATGCACCGCCACCGCCACCGCCAGTGTTTGCTGATCCATTTGTGCCTGCTGAACCGTAGCCTCCAGGGCCACCGCCACCATCACCACCAGGAGCGTTTAAAGAAGGGGCTCTATTATCTCTACCGCCACCTCCACCACCTGCTCTCGCTGTAGTATCTCCTTCAATATTATTAGTTGATGAACCATCTCCACCATAACCACCACCATCAGTGTTTCCAGCTTCGCCAGCGCCACCGCCGCCTCCACCTTGTCCGAAATTACTTACATTGGTTCCTGGTCCACCAGCGTTTCCTTGTCCTGCAGGAGATGCTGAACCTGGTCCAGTGCCGTAATCATTACCATCAATAGCCCAAGCACCACCGCCTGAACCACCACTAGTTGCAGCGCCATCATTATTTCCATAACCTGAACCTCCACCGCCACCGCCTGCAGAAGTGATATTAGAAAAAACAGAATTACTTCCAGTGCTTCCTGGTACATTTCTTGTATTTGTTCCTGAACCTCCACCACCTACAGTGATAGAATAACCTTGAGCAGAAACACTAAAACTTGCTGCAGTACGATAACCACCTGCACCGCCTCCGCCACCAGCGTTTTGCTTATTTCCACCGCCTCCGCCACCAGCTACAACTAAGTATTCTACGGTGTTAGAACCTGCTGAATTACCTACAGAATTAACAGTGAATGTTCCATTAGAATTAAATGTATGAATTTTGAAGTCGCCACTAGTAGTTTCTGTACCACCTGAAGCAGCTATAAAAGTAGCATCAACCGCTCCATAAAAATTTGTTAGTGCTACTGTTCCTGATGTAGGAACACTGTTGTTTGCAGAAACATTTGGAACAAGGCTTCCGCCTCTGTAATATTCACTTATAGAATGAGGAGTAGAACCTCCAAACTCATCTACAAGATCTTGTATTGATACTGCTCCGCTTGAAGGGACTGCCATTTTATTTTCCTTTTAACTGATCAATCTCTGCTTTAAGCTCTTTAATAGATTCTATTAAAACAGCGCATATTTTTCCATAATCAACAGATTTTGTTTTAAAATCGTCATCTGCTGTTAATACAACTTGAGGTAAAACTTCTTCTATATCTTGAGCCAATACCCCAACTTGTTCTCTAGCATCGTCTATATCATTTCTTTTATAGTAAACACCTTGCATTTTTGTTACTTTAGATAACGCATTATCAATATTTTTTATATCTGTTTTAAGTCTTTTATCAGAGAAAGCTGTTACATCATTATTAAAAGTTGCTGCACCAGCGCCAGACATATCTAAAGTTAGTGCTGTGATACCAGAACCTCCATCATTACCTTTAAAAAGCATGTCTTTATCAGAAACTTTTGATTCAATAACTAAATCACTTGAGCTGTTAGTAATATGTCCAATAGCTGTTCCAGCAGATTGGAAAATCAAATCGTTGCCAGCAGCATCTAAAATTATATCACCAGCAACATCCAAAGTTAAATCGCCAGATGATAAATCAATCTCTGTTCCATCAATTGTAATATTATCAACAGTGATACCTGCATCAGCATCAACTACACCATTAAATGTAGCTTTACCTGCATCAGACATATCTAAAGTTAAAGCAGTAATTGCTCCTCCGCCATCATCACCTTTAAAAGTTATATCTTTATCTTGAACAGCATTAGTAATTACTAAATCACCTGAGTTAGCTGTAGTAACATTTGCAACGTCAATGTTTGCAATTTTAATATCTATTTGGTCATCTGTATCAGCAGTTAAACTTGTATCTGCATCAGCGTCCATTATTAATTCTTGACCTTGTAGGTCTATTGAACCAGCTAAAGAAAAAACATCGTACCAGTTTGTACCATCTGTAGAAACAAGACGAGTTGTGCCGTTAGCTATTGAAAGTGTATTACCTGAAGCTCCTAGTCTGCAAGTCATTGCATAAGGACCTGAAGATCCTGAATCTGTTGTAGCGTTAGTAATTAAATAAACTTTTTGTGTAGCTGGGAATTGAGCTATTCTTACTGCACCATGTGCACCTGTAAGTCTTATATGAGCACTTCTTGCTTGGTTATTTGCTTGTGTTTGAGGTCCATCTGCATTTGTAAGTGTAGTTACAGCAGCATCTCCACATGCAACATTCGTTACCCCAGCAATTGCAAACTCTAAAGATTGTGAAAAGTTATTGTTCGTAATAGTTCCCCAAGTACCAGAATTTGCTCCTGAAGCTTGAAGCTCTATTCTCAAACTTGTTGAATATGTTGAACTCATTTAATCTCCTATATAATTTGTAATATTTAAATTAAAGTTTGTCAAAACTTTTATGCGGCTTTATGGACTTCCGTCCAGCTTATATCCGAGTTGGAATCATCTACTTGGTTCCAAAAAGTGCCTCCTAGAGTTCCAGTGCTACTTGTAACAGAAACGCCAGTAAGTGTCAAAGTAGAACTTGCTGTTATAGTAGGCGATCCAACAGACGAAGTAGCAGAAACACTAGGTGCTTCATAGATAGTTTCTTGCGTTTCCTCTCCTAAAGAGGCTGTCATTGCATTACCAGTAACAAATACAGATGTGCCAGCAGTACCGACAGCAGATGTCATTGCATTACCAGAAGGGAATACAACAAATTCTGGATCCGCCTCTGGTGTACCTAAAGAAATATCAAGTTGAGGTTCACTTGCAGCAACAACAGTTACTTGTGAATCACCTGATATTGAGAAAGTTCCTATTGATGAAGTTGTTGCAACTCCAGTAACGGATATGTTTTGATCTGTTGCTACTGTTTCTGTACCTAAAGAGACACTAAGTGCTTGACCTGTAAGAGCAAATGAACCACCTGTTGCATTCCACTGTTGATCACCCCATCCAATAGGATTACCTGTATTAATGTCAGTGTCACGGTTCCAACCAGTTGTTTTTGTAACTGAGCTTGACTCATCACCTAGTGACAAAGTCATTCCTATACCAGTTACAGATATATTCTGATCTGTTTGAGGACTAGGTGTACCTAAAGATGATGTAAGAGAAATACCAGTTGGATTAACTTCAGCAACACCAACAGCAGTAACAGTTCCAGCAGTTGATGTTAAACCAATACCAGTTACAGATATATTCTGATCAGTCGCAACTGTCTCAGTTCCCAGAGATGACGTGAGGCCATTACCTGTAACAGAAACAGGTGCTTGTTCGTTCCAGGCACCACTGCTCCAAGTTTCTCGGCCCCATCCTTGGATAGAGGCCATAAATTATCTCCTATGCTATTCTTAAAATTGCAGCAGTTGCTTCAGCAGCAGGGAACGTAATAGTAAATGTTCCTGAAGTTGAAGATTTAACCGCACCAAAATCAAGCACACAAACAGATGCATTGGTAGTTAAACCAGATACAGTTGAACTGTTATAAATAACAGCAGCTTGTGCTGAAATAGTTGCACTTGTAAATGAAATATCTGAAAAATCACAAACAGCAGTATCTGTAGATAAAGCAGGGGTAACAGATGTTAACGATCCTCCACCTTCAGAATAAGTGCCTGAGTTTGCCACTTCATCAGTTTGTTGAAAAGCAGTTGTTGATTTACTTAATGTTGCTTCGTTGTCGTATAACGCTAGTTTAAAAGTGTTCCCTGTCGTAGCCGTAAAATTGTGTAGGCCTTTAAGGATTTCCACTTTGAAACTGTTGCATACAGCTTGAGTAATTGCCATAATAATCTCCTATGGGTTCCTTGATTCGAGAGGGATACGAATAAC